GGTTGAAGGTCAGACGCGGCGCACCGTTCGCCGCTGTGGTGGTGGCGTAGTACGGGCCTGCGGTGGAGGCGGCTTCAAGTTGAGCGCCCCAGATGAAGATGCCGCTAGTGCCGTCGCCGGTGTATGTGACAGTAGAACCATCTACCGTACCAAAAACAACTGTGTTGCTCCCAGTTGCCACGCAAACAGCAATGCAGCGATACCACCCGTTGCCAGCAGATTGAACAGAACCATTTAGTGAAGTAACCGTGCCGCCGGTGCCCACCAATTGGTTGTCAGCAGACACAGTTCCGGTTGTTAAATTAAAAATCACTCGGCGACCGTTACCGGCCGAGCCTACGTCTATGTTGATATTTCTGCCGTTGGTTTTTGCGTAAACACTAACTGTCTGCGTTCCGGAAACAACACCAGATTGAAAGATTATGTGCGCAGCGTTAGCTGTGTTTTCTACAAGAGAATCGGCAGTTAATGTCCCATCAGGAGCTGTGGTGCTGTCTGCTGTAACGCTTGTGTTCGATTTTGTCCAGCTTGCGTTATCAAACGTCTGCGACTGAAGCAGCAAGTTATACGTCGCACGCTGCAGCACCCCGGCGCTGTCAAAGTAAGTGCCCGAGGAGGCGCGGGTGAAGGTGATGCGGGGGTCGAGCGTCGTCACCCCTGCAAACTGCAAGTTAAGCGTAGGGCCACCCGGAGTGGCACCTGACGCTGGTAACGAAAACCCAAACCCGAACGACATCAGAAAATCCCTACCATGTTGGTAGCGGTAGTTCCCGTACTCCAAACACGAAGCACCTGCACCGGCAAGATTGCGCCAGAAAGCACGCCCGTAAACGTGACATCAGTGCCTTGCGCCGTAGTCACCTTTACGTTGCCTGCCCCGCCAACCCAAATAATTGCTGGAGTGGTTAGGTTTACCGTGTTGCTTGGAGTAATTGCCGCCGCGTCCCCCGGATACATGGGGAACGTAGGCGAATAATTGGTCTTTGCCATAAACGCCCCCTAATTTACTTAAGCAGCAACAGCACCGTTAAGCGCAACAATTGCCCAGCCAGCAGCGGTGTAAACCAACATAGCCGACTCGCCCACGCCCGTGAAGGTGATCGTGGTGAAGCCAATCTTGGTGGTCGGGGTCAGAACAGCGGAGCCGCCATCAACAACGTGGGTGATGATCTTGATTTCGCCCACAGCGCCGTTAGCCAGCGTCAGAGCCTGCGCTGCGCCGGTGGTCGTCAGAGCGGTAAATGCATTGGTAACGTCTACTGCACCAGCGCCAGACAGCGACTGCACAGCCAGAACCACATCGGTGCCAAACGAGGCAGATGCAGTCACCGCACCGGTGGTGCTGTCTTTAGAGATGGTTTGAAAGCCGTTTTCAGAACGAACCGGCCCATTGAAGGTCGTATTTGCCATGATGCCTCACAAGCGAGTTAATTGGGGCGCTCTGTCTGCTTGTCGTCAGCCGGGACTGTCAGAGCACCGGAAAACCCCGGAATGGCTCTTTTGTATCACTTGTTTGGGAAGAATGCAAGCGCTTCATCGTCTCCCGGCAATGAATTTGATTTGCGCAAGTTTTCTTCTTGTGTAACAACCCGCAAATTCCACGGCACATGGAGTCCGCAAACCACTTCTGACCGCAGTGGATAAATGTGGTCAACGACGTACTGCTCCCCCGTGATCTGGGTGTTTGTGATGGCGATTTGGTAGAGCTGCCGGATCTGCGATTTTTGTTTCCGAGTCAACCACGGCGGGGTGGCATCCCGGTGCTTGCGGCGGCGGGCTTTGGTGTCTGCGCGTATTTGCGTTTTGTTGTTCTCTTTCCACGCGTTTCGATACTGCCGTTTAACGTGAGCGGGGCGTGTGGCTGCGGCTTGAATAACTTTGTCTCGGTTCGCTTGGTACCACTCGTGTTTGCGCTCTTTGACTTCTTCGCTACTGTTGTATTGCCTAAAGTATTCAACGCGTTTGTCTGCCGCTTGCTGCCACTCCACTTTCAGGCACTCAACGCAAGCACCCTTGGTTTTGCGCGGGGCAATGTGCCCGTGCTTACACGGCTCCCCAGTGAAGTAGTGCGTTGCCCCGCATGCCTTGGCCTCGGCACGGGTCTTGGGTAAGTTGGCGGTGTCCATGATGTCCTCTGTGACTTAGAAACAGGTAATCAGTGTACATCATGTTGGGCAAAAGAAAACGGCCCCGAAGGGCCGTTTTGCTAGGGTTTACCCTGAAAAATCAGGACGAACCAGAGCTTCCCCAGATGCCGAGGGGGTCAGACCAGCCGAACGAGTAACGCTCACGGGCCTTGTAACGGACGTTTCCGGTATCGAAATCACCATCCATTGAGGTAGCCATACCGGTACGCTCGAAGTGCTTCATGCCGTTCGGAACGTCGGTCAGCAGGAACCAAGCGTTGCTGTCGGTCAGGAAGTGGTTGACGGTGTAGCCACCGGGGATGGCACCCATCTGCTTGATAGCGTTGATATCGTTATCAGCAGTTGCCACACGCAGTTCAGTGTCAAGCAGACGCTTGGCAACGAACATCAGCGCGGGCGGGATCACCATCTTCTGCGGCTTGGCAGCGATCAGCAGTCCACGCTCGTCGGTCCACGCAGCGATCTGAATCACGGCGTTTTCCAGCGAGGTTTCGTTCAGATCAACACCAGTGGTCGGGCTGTTGTAGTTCACGCCGCCAGAGACCAGCGGGTGACCCACGCGGGTGCCACCAGAGTTGTTGCCAAACAGCGACACGCCGTCGCCACCAGCAAAGTTGCCGTTGAAACCGTTATTGATAACGGATGCGGCTTTCACTTGCTTGGTGTACGCCATCGCACGAGCCAGAGCCTTGGTGTAGCGGGCAGACAGACTGTCGTACAGGTTGTCTTCCACAGCTTCTTCCGTAATGGCGAAGCCCATGGCGATGGTTTCGTGGTTGTAGCGTGCGGTGAACGCTTCCTGCGCATTGTCGTAAGCAATGGCAGCGCCTTCGTTTTTAACCGGGGCAGCGCCAAAGCCAGACAGCTTGGTTTCCTCTTCAAAGCTACGCTCCGATTTCTCGGTTTCGTAGATTTCCTTGTGCTCTTCGCCGTAGCGGGCATATTCCATGCCGAACAGCGCGTTGAGACCCGGGAGGAGTTCCTTAAGTAGTTGGGAACGAGAAATAGCCATGATTTAACTCCTTAGACGCCAACCGGGTTGTAGTACGAGTGGACGCCAAAGTTGAACTTGACGAGCACTTCGGGGTACGTATCGTTGGGCGTAATGATGTCCACGATTCGCATTGCCAGCGTGGTCGTCGATGCGCAGTTACCCCAGTTGGTACCGGTGTCCAGCACAGTGTTCGACAGGCCAGTGGTGGCGTTGCCCGTAAACGTCTTCAGCGCAGCGTTCTGACCGATAGCGCCCAGAGCGCCGTTGGTCTTGCTGCCGATAACCGTCTCGGCTTGAATCGAGTACAGCTGATCGGGATCGTCGTTGACGCGGATGTACACGTCCGTGTAGCCGTTGGTGATGGCGTTAGCGGGCAGGTACTGACCATACAGCGACTGCTTGGTCTCGGGCGACACGAAGCGAACGCCGACGCACACACCCAGAATACCGGCGGTACCGGCAGCAGAGGTGGCGGCGTATTCCGGCGCAGTGGGGGTGGTGCTAATCGGCGTCACGACGCCGTTAGATGCCATGGACATGACGGCACCCGTGTAAAAAGCCGACGAGACGTTGCTCACCAGCTTGTATTCACGGATCGTGCCGCCGTTGAAGGACTGACCGCCGATCAGATTGATCGGCTTTAGCCCGAACGGGGTAGCGGTAGATGCCATTTAAGGACTCCTAAATTTAAGAACCTGAACCAAATCCGCCGCCACGAGTCGTTGACGTTTTACGGTCACTGAACAGCGGCATGCGGGGGTCGTTGTTTCGCATGAAGTGGTTGTCCACTGAGTCCATCTGAGCCTGTGCTTGCTTGGCGTAATACTCATCCCGGGCGCGTGCTTTCTCAGAGGACATCTTGCAGAGCATCAGTCCACCAATTTCCACGTTTCCAGTCTGTGCGTTTCCTTGCAGCATTAGTTCAGGATGGTCTTCTGCCTTCACCGGCTCCCAGCCTTCGCGCATCTTTCGAGACACGTTGGTCGGGTCTGACTGTCCAAGAATGTGAGTTGCAATCCAGCGGTACACATATCCTGTTTCAGGAATCGGATCGGGCAAAGCACTCGGCGGAACATATACCGACCGAGCGGTTTTTTCGCGTGAAGTCAGATCACGAGGGGTACGAGTTTCAGCCATTTTGGTTCTCCAGTTTTGCTACTTGTGCGGCGTATTGCTGCGGGGTTAATCCAAACTTTTTCGCCAACGCAACTTGCGTTTGCGTCAAACGGATTTTTCCTGTGCCCGTACTACGTGTAGCCGGTGCAACAACAGTCGTAGGTTTACGGCGAACCTCATCAGCTTTTGCGTCTTCGTTCCCAAACAATTCGGGAAACTTCGACTTCATGCGACCATTGATTTGGTCGAAATATTCATCAGAGCGGGGATCGACTCCACCGGTGACTAGCTTTTGATGCAGCCCTAGTGCGTAGCTGGTGTATTCCTCAAAACCCTGTTGACCGAACCACTGGTTTTTTGCCTGCCAGCGCAGTGTCTTTTCGTCCGGTTGAACCTGAGTTTCTCGGGGTTGTGCATTTTGTACCGGAATTTCGGTAGGCTGTAAAGGGGTCGGGCGGAAATTCTTCATGTTTTCCGCACGCATCTTGGCTTCAGCCAATTGCTCCTGCGCCGCAATAATGGCGTCGGTATCAAAGGATTCGTGCGCTTCCTTCAATTTCCGGCGAGCCATCTCCAATTCAGCATCGACTTTTTCTCGTGCTGTAGTGGCAAAAATCTCCTGACCGGCGTTGTACCGCTGCTTCAGGTTGTTGTTTTCCTGCAACAACTGCTGGGTCAGCCGCTCCAACTCCTGCTTCTCGCGCAGCACCGCTTCTTTACTACGGCGCTCGTCGTGACGGGCGTGGGTCAACTCCTTGATGCGTTTCTTGACGCCCTCGGAGTAGTCGTCCAGTTCATCCTCGGTGGGGTCTTCTACCACCTTCTCCAGAGGTTTACGCCCACGATCCTTTTCAGGAGTGTCGTCAACGATCTCGACTTCGACTTCTTGGTCGTTTTGCGCTTCGTTGGTTTCTACCTTCTGCTCGGTTTCCTTCTCGTCAGGAAACTTGAAATCGTCTTTCAAATCAGCCATTTTCTGCTCCTTATACGCGGGTCACGCCACGCGGGTCCTGAACCACTGCATCCACCTGATCGTCGTTAATCAGACGGAACTCCTTGCCGTAAATCTTGAATCGCGTACCGGAATACGTACGAACCAAGATGAAATCACCGGCTTTACACCATGCCCCGGTAGGGAACTTATTGGTGTCCTTGTACGCATCAGGGCCGACTTTCAGAACAAACAACACGGTGGTTGCGTGTTCCTCAGACTTCATAAAAGTCTCGGCTTTGACGATGCTGCTGTTCTCAAACGTGTCAGACACGCCCGGAACAATGCACAGGAGTTTCCAACCCGTAGGCTCGGGCAGGGATGACGCCTTTTCTTCCTGCGGCGCATCGTCTGCTGGCTTTTCTTTGGGTTGAATAGTGATTGCTCGACTTTCTCTAGCAGGTCTAGGAGGTGACGTTCTGCAAGGGCCAGACCTGAAATAAGCCCACACAGTTTTTGGTATTCGTCAAAAGTGCGACACCCACCACCGGCAATATCGTCGGCGTAGTTATTCATGTCGGTACGTATTTTTTCGCGCAATACGCGTGCGAAGTCTTGGATCATTTCTTAGACGGTGGTTGCTGCTTGTTTTGCGCAGCTTGTTTGAATTGCTCCCTGTTGCGCATGATCTCCGCACCAAGGCGAATGCCCTCCTTGGCGTTGTCTGAGACCATCTTGGCCTTGGTCTCCTCTGCCTGCATGCCGAGCTTGACGCCCTCAATGCGCATCTGTTCACGCAGTTTGGTCTCCTCCAACTCCTGCTTGTCAGACTGCTGCACGGCAGACAACATCAGACGCTGCTTCTCAAGCTCCACACGCATCTGGGACTCTTGTGCTTCCATCTGGGCTTTCTGCGCCTTGATCTGCACCTCCTGCTGACGCAACTGAAGTTCTTGCATCTGCATCTGGATGAGCGGGTCTTGCTGGCGTTGTTGAGCCTGCTGCTGTGCGGCTTGCTGCTGATGCTGCTGCACCACCTGTTGAGCGGCCTGAGCCATCATCATGGAGAGTTGCTTCTCGATCTCCGGCGACAGCTTGTCCTCCTCAGGCGGCAGCGCCATACCCAGACGACCCTCGATCTCTTGGCGCATCGCGTAACCCACATGCTCTGCGACGTGCGCGTGCAGCGCTGCTGCCATCATCTGCGCCTTGGGGTTCTGGCCCATCACCTGCATGATCTGCGGGTCTTGCATCATCGACATGTGCACGGCGATGTGTGACTTGTGGTCCTGATACAGGAACGCCTTGACCGGCTCAGACTTCAGCAGCTTCTGGTTCTCAGTCACCGGGTCTTCCGGCTTCATGTCGTCTGGCAACGGCACCAACTTCTCGGCGTTCTTGATCCCCAACACGTCCAGCATGGAGCGATGAAGTTGAGGAAGGTCATAAATCTCCGGGGCCATCTGCGCCATCTGAATGACGGCTTGGTACTGGACGACGCGCTGCGAGAGAGTTGCTGCGTTGGGATCGCTGACCGGGATGACATCCACCAAGTCATAGTCCGACTGTTTGGCACGCTTGGTACCGTACTCCGGGTCGTACGTGTATTCCTGCGGCGTGTAGTCGCGGAT